CGTCTGTCGCCGGGACATTCTGAGATGCGTATAGCCCCATGCCGAAGACCTTGCCCACGAATCCCGTCCGAACGGGTGGAGGATTGGTCCCCCCCTGATTCGCAGTGACGATCTCTGGGACAGTCAACGCATGAGCGTAATGCTCCGGACTCATGACCATCGTGATATTGGGGATGCCCGCTGGAGATGTCATCGGAACTTCGTTGATCATCAGTTGCTTCTGGACATTAGCGAAATCTCCCAATACGATTGCCCCCTGAGTAGCGGTAGTCACAGTCGATGCCGCTACGGCCAAGCCCAATCCATTGGTGCCATTCAATAGATCTGCGTCGATCTTCTCTGCCATTGGAATCAACGCTGGCTCCATGAATTCCTCAATCAGATTCTTGATCGAGGTGTCCTGGTCACGCTGCGTGATAGCAAAGGCGACGGCCTTATGCTGATCCAATGTGATCTGGACATTAGTTGCGGCAGTCGTGGAGATCTCAAGCCCGCCTTGTGTTGGGGTCGCAGTTGCGTCTCCTCCGCCGAGGACGGTATTTGCTACATCTTGGACCGTCAATTTGGTTGGCCTACGGGTATTTACTGTATCGCCGTATGACGCAACCTCACTCTCGAAATTTCGATGGACGAGACCGGCCATCACGGTATTTTTCCCGAGAATCATTAGCGATTCCCGTGCCCAGATTTCTGGGGGGTAAATTCCCTCAAGAGATGATGCCATAATTAGTTACCTCTATTATCTTGAATGTCCTGGATAATCTTATCCCGGTTTTTTTCATAATCTTCCCACGACATACCGCCGTCCCTTGTATCTTTCAAGGAATCAGCGGTGAATCGGGGCTTATCCTGCGAAGACCCTCCGGCCCCTGCTCCAGATCCCGATCTGGCAGGGTTTGAAAATAGATGCGGATTATCCTCTTTGAATTGCGGGATGTATTCAGAGACCGGAACGAAGTCGTCTCCGTGAGGGGTTTTAACCTTTACGGCATCACCCAACTCAGAATCTTCTACGATATTATCGGATAAGATTCTGAACGCCTGATTAGGCTTCACGGCACCAACATCTGAAAGCATGGATTCCACAGAATGTCTCCTGCGTTCCAATTTCATCTCCGTCTCTCTCGTATCGTTTAGCGTCTGGAGTTTTTCATTCTCCTCGCTAACACGATTCAATTGGGTTTGCAATTTAGAAAGTTCTGCCTTGACTCCCTTGTCGGTAATCTCTGTCCCAGGTGCTGTCTTTGGATCTTCTGCGTCGCCTCTCCCGGAAGAGGAATCTGTAGAATTGATACTCGACAACATATCCTGTAGAACATCTTTAGTTACCATATCTTTGGTCTGCCTAGCAAACTGCTGCTTGATTCTCTTCTCCCTCGCCGCCATGATCTTATTCATCTCAGTCTCCGAGATCATCTTCTCCTGGGGTTCGGATTCCGTATCATCAATAGCATCTTCCTCTGCTTCATTCTGCCTTACCAATAGCCCGTCCATTTCAAAAGGAATTTCGTATATCAATTGTCCTCCATTGGGTAAATGCCGTTCACCGAGCGGCCCGGAATAAGCGGATATACTGCCCCGCTATATAGCAGAATTACCAACCCGATCCATCCTTAGATAAATCGTAATGGTCTTGTCGTGCTGCAATTCTATCAGGTTTTACCATATCCTGCAACTTGCTAATGAATTTCGACACCTTCCAGGTCTCCATGCTCTCGGAGAATATGGATAAATCCATATATATCTGATGGATCCTCATGTCCTTAACGACCTGTATCCGTATGGATATTAACGCCTCCGGATCGGACATTTCACCAAGGAAATTGAAATGATTATTACTCATCAGATCAATCTTAGTGGTGTCCATATTAAAACTCTCCACCACGGCTTTCTTCAGGTCGTGTGGCTGCAAAGTTCCGTTACGGCAGTTACGAAGCAGAATCCTTTTGCTCGTCACCGCCCACATCTTTTTTCTTCTCGTCGGCATCGCTGGCTTCGCCCTTCTCGCCATAACTGTTCTTTTGCTGATCTGGACCCTCCAATTCCTCTTCTGGCTTCTTCAACTCGTTCTCCTCGACCTCTTTATGGATCAGATCCCTGATGTCCCTTGAGATATCCCCCAGAGCGGAGTCGATGATCTTCTTCTGCATCTCCTTATCATAGGTATCAGAATTGATTGATTCCCTGGTCGCCAACCATTGCTCGATCATACCCTCCGTCCCCGCATTCGTGAAGACCAATGGATAATTCGATCTGAATTTATTGAGCGATTCCATCGGGCTATGAGAAGATTCTCCAGAAATCCACCTCTCTGCGATCTCGAAGATCCTCTTCTCCGCATTAGATAATGCCCTGGCTGCCCGCCTTAGATGTCGCTCCTCTGATACGCTGAACGAGATAGCCCGGGATCTCCCTGAAGCCACATTCGCTGATTTACTATTCGTAGACAATGGATCGATTCCGGCAATCCTCCTGATCGCCTCTACGGAATCGGCTTTATTCTGGCGTAGATGATCGCTCATCGTCTTCGGGAAATCCAGATATTTGATCTCTTCTCCATATTCTGGATTACGACGGATCGTGGCACCTGGGCCAACTGTGACTCTTGTTCTAGTCTCGGAAGATGTGTAATCGATTAGCGTAGGATGTGCGTGTCTCCAGGAACTATATTGGAGGTCGCTATCTGAAATATAGTTGGAGATATCGTGGTGATACGCATATTTCATTGGAGAATAAAAGGACATATGAGAATCCCTTTGCAATCCAACAATTGCTATTGGAACAATACCTAGATCGTGGGCTCCCTCTCCGACCAACTCTACGATCTTAGTTGTTCCATCTACGGAATTATCAACATCTCTGACCTCGAAGATCCTCCATGCTGATCGATCGAATTCCCTATAGGTGGTAATCTTCTGCGGCTCTTCTAATGGCGTGGCAGATCTCCTTGATTCCTCGCAGATACGAATCCAATGCAATTCTCCGCATCTATCTACATCCCAATCAACGATCTGATTTATCTTATATGGTACAGCGAGAATCTCATTGTCTCTAATCTTCCTTGTTATCTCCGTCGATTCAAAATCTATGGAAGTATACTCATTTGAATATCCACTAGAATCGACGGACGGCTTATCGATCAATATGAAGGAGGCTCCGAATCCGAACGCCTCGAACAATCTATCTTCTAGGAATTGGTCTAAATGGGTTTGGCAGCCGTCTACATTATCTATGAAGTCCGGCCATCTCGAAGATAATTCAGTTGGTCTTGTTGGCGGACGGGACATGACCGCTCCAACTAATCTATGGAGTACCGGAGCCAATTCCCCTTTGAATCTTGAGAATCGAACTCTCCGCTCGTAATCTGACGGCTCCTCGTCGTCGCCCCTTTCGATATAATTCTTAGCATGGTCTTTGACATGATCAAATAAGACATCATTAATTTCAGTCCAACCATTAATGTTAGACTCCCATATAGGATGCCTTCTTTCTAACCGCTTTAATAATTCTCTAGACATTATATTTCTCTATCCAATTTGTCTATATCCGGAATCGCTGAACGCCGCTTCTGTAATTCCTCGGAATAGAATGTTATTCTAAATAATCCGCCGCCAAGGTTGTCTCTCCCGGCTATATTATATTCCTTATTCCCCAATGTGAATATATCCCCCTCGATTAGATCTTCCATCCTCATTCTTCTTCTCCAACATTTACAACCATCCATAAGACATGATGCAATTCGTCCAATAGCCTGGCCGTATCTACAAGGACATCTCTCATTCCCTCTTCGATCATATTGGCTTCCTCTAGGATCCGGGACTTCGATTTATCAGCGATCCTATTCCGAGTATAGATAGCGAGCCATTCACGCATTAAATCCCGATCGTCCATGTCCGTATATCTGGATCCAACATATGCGATCTCAGCCTTCTCCATCATTCCTGATTTCTTCAATCTCCTGGCTAGATCAACCCATCGATCTTTGTCGAATATCGATGTTGATTTAAGGGTAACAATAAGGGAATCAATGTCCGGATCAGAGAAGTCCTTAGTCTTGATCCACCCGGTATCTTTATTTCCCATTCTTCTTACCTTTCTTCAGGAACTCCTTAGGATGCCTATCATCCACATCCAATATATCCAATATAACAGATGACGGTATCGCTGTCGCACCTCCATATGTTCCATCTTTAGTATATGAATCGACCACTACAATCATATTCTTATCTCTCCTGACGATCCAACCAACTGTGACACAATTTATTGGCGTTATCTCCTTAGGGATATCCTTAAGATCCCCAATCCATTCAGCACTGGATTGGATATCCTTCCATATAACTATGACCAACTTTATCTTAGTCGCCATCCTTCACCCATTTATCCATGTCAGTCTTAATGGCTGCAATATTGGGCTTCTTATATGGGAACACTTGGTCGATCAGGTAATCGGCAGTATCACTCATATGCCCCAATGTCCCGCCCTCGGGATGGTTCTGCGATTTATCTTTCGACATCCCGTCGACCATTCTCTGTAATTTCAGATCCGTAATCAATTGGCGACACTTCGGATTAATGATCCAGCGGACACGGCCTCTGGAATTCGTCAATAGCCCATTAGCGGCCTTTAATCGGCTAAGATGTCGGGGATTCCTGCGTGGCACCTTCCTGATGATATTCCCCCTGAATGCTTGCCTGACCCATTCGTCGATCTCGTCATAATTGGAGACTCCCACTACGGCTGAAGCGTCCCCGTAAATATAGACATCGCCTTTATGAGCCCGGCCCTCAGGTCCGTATCGCTTGATGATCTCCCGACATATCTCTGGAGTATTGGAATTCTTTAACGAGATCTCATCGATAGTCATCAGGAAGGATCCCCCGTATACCTGGTGGACGGAGCAGGACATCGGATTAATGTTGAAATCGAAAGACAAATGCAGAGGTTCCGTAGAATCATATACGGCCTCCGGCCTGATATTATCATCGTCTGTGAAGTTGTAATAACATAGACCCTTGCCAACATCAATATGCTCGCCATAGATGTAGGCCTTGATCTGATCCTCCGAGAGGGTATTCAGAAGTTCCTCAATAAATTCCCTCGGGGCTCCCGGATTCTCCAGCGTGGTGATCCTGATTGTCTTATGCGTCTTACGCCATTGCTCTATTCGATCTCTATTAGTCGGGGGGATGCTGAATCTCTGATATACATGGTCGATCCCCTCCGGAGTCCCTACGACATAGAACTGGGACATCTGCTTGCCCGTCTTCGGATCCTTGCGGGCCTTACGCAACCTAGATGTCAGCGACACGGCCAATTCCGGGAAATCCCTGATTGTAGTCGCTTCGTCCACCCCAGCGAACGCCAAATTCAAGCCACGCAGCCTCATCGGCCTGTCCGCAGAACCAAATAGAAGGTCGAATCCCCAGGGGAACTTGATTCGTCGCATTGAGGGGGAGAATTCACATAAGTCCCATAAACTTGCACCATTCTCAGGATCTCCCAACTTACCAAGTACATCGTCTCGGAGAGTAGGGAGAAGAACCCGCTGATACATATCAAAAGTAGGAGATACAAGTACACCTGAATAGCCCCTTCCATTCAATGCGGACAATAAGACAGTCTTGACGCATAATGGAAGCGTCTTGCCAGATCCGAAGCCCCCAATTAGGGCCAAATTGGGCACCATGCATCTCAGGAACTCCGTTTGTTTCTCGGAGAACGATATTCCTAACTGAGATAGGTCGATATCCAACTTCATTTCTGTTATTATTCAGCAAAAGGAAAGGAATTGCAACCATGCAAGAGGAAGATTTCGTATCTATCGATCAGGCAGCCGAAATTATCGGCGTAACATCACGCAGAATACGCCAAATCTGCCAAATGGGGCGACTTGGGCAGAAGATACTCGGCAGATATATGATCAAAAGATCAGAATTGCTCTGGTTCTCACGCCGATACAGGCCATCGGGAAATCCGAATTGGAACAGGAACGAGAAGCGAGTCGACTTATGGGAATAGCATATATTCGATAAGTAGTGACCTGCAATGTTTCAAAAAAGTCAGTGGCTCTGGGTGGGGAGACTATACTCTCACTATTGGGGGGCAAAAAAAATGGGGAGCCGTTCGGGCGAGGCGGGCGAGGCGGGCGAGGCGGGCGAGGCGGGCGAGGCGGGCGAGGCGGGCGAGGCGGGCGAGGCATGATAGGCGGGCGAGGCGGGCGAGGCGAGGCCGCCCGTAGGCGGCCTCGCCCGTGGCCTTATGCCGTTGGCCTCTTAGCCCAGATCGTGGCCGTCATGGCCGCCCGGAGGGACGCCCGTGGCTCTTGACGGGCTTCAATCAAGCCATTGATCGATCCCTCCGTGACGGCCGTGACGGCCTTGAGGGCCTCGTAACGGCCTCGGGCCGTTTGCTTGCCCGTGGAGGCCTCTTTGCCATCCAACGCCCTCAGGAGGGCCAGCAGAGGCCTCAGAGCCATGACGGCCTCATCTTCCGTAGCCATCGGCACGGAGGATCCGATGGCGGCCATGGCGGCCTCAAGATCCCCAATAATAGCGGCCTTGAGGGCCTTGCTAGCGTCCGCCGTAAGGCCGCCCGTGATCAGATCGTCCATGGCCCCGAAGATGCTGGCCCGTTCGGGCAGATCCGCCATGGCGGCCGTCAAGCGGGCTTTATTCCAACGCCCGCCTAGGGCGTTGCTCATGCAATCCGTCATGCTGGCCGTGCCAAGATGATGGCGGGCATGGCCTTTGCCCCCTTTCTCGCCCGTGCTGATCAGGCGTCCCGTCATGGCCCGTATCGTAGCGGCCATGGCGGCCGTGGCGGCCTTGGGCTCAGCCGTTGGCACGGCCTTGAGGGCCTTGCGAAAGAGGGCCAAGACGGCCAGCAAGGCCGTTGCGAGGCCATCGGCCCCAACGGCCCGCTTGGCATTCGATCTTGCGATTGCGATGATTGCGTTGCTCATGACGATCCATTCTAGCCGTGGCGTTATTGCCGTTGGCTCATTAGGGCTCATTGAATCACGATTCAAGCGGGCCATCAAGAAGAAAATTGGAATTCGGATAAATTTCTTTGAATAGATTGAATAGGCGATGAATATAAATGAATATATCGGCATCCATCGATATATCATGATGGCAAGAAGAAAATTCGGAATTCTTTGAATACGAATTGAATAGCATACGAATTGCATACGAGCGGATGGGATTGAATATCCGATGAATAGCATACGAATTGCATACGATA